TTTAACAAAGGTCAGAAGTTTGTTAACCTAGAGGTTCTATACCCAGCTACCGCAAACGTAGTTCCTTACGGAGCAACTCAGCTAAGACTACACAACATAAGATCTTACGACCAGGCCGGCAACGTAACGTCAGAAGATCAGCAATCAGCTCGTCAGCTTCAAGGTGCTATCAGACAAGTTGAAGCAGATAACCAAAAGACTTATCAAATTAGAATTACAGATCCAGTAACAATTAAAAAGTCTAAAGATTACGAACAACAAAAAAGTGAGCTACTTGGCATTCTTGACAATCTAATCAAGCAAAATAAACTAGCTGCTAGCAGCACTATAGGTCAGTACATGCAGAAATGGTGGCAGAACTATATAACCCAATCTGCCAAGCAATATGGATACACTGTGCCAGAGAACATACTAAGTGCTCTTATCAATAGGTGGGCATTCTCAAGCAAAGATATAAATCTGCGCAACATAAGAACACAGATTGATAACACAGACTTTGCAAATTGGGTAGATACGATGGATAAAAGTGGTGTTATAGCTCAAAAGAAGATTGCTACAAAACCAATTGAAACATTGTTCTTGAAGCTTGGAGTTTACGTTTTACAAAACGTAGAAAACCTCGTTGCACTTAACCCAAATGATTCAGTTAGAGCTATGAAGAAAGAGCTAAGAGCGGCAATCAATAACATTAAAGCAGCTGCTGCATCTGAAACAACAGCAGACGATAAAGCATCTCTCCTTTTCCTAAAAAGAGAGCTAACTCGTCTGAGAGATATTGGTGGATTCAAAGCAATTGTGCCAACAGAAGGTGTTGTATTCAAATATAATGGTAAGCTTTATAAGCTCACAGGTGCATTTGCTCCGATTAACCAAATTTTAGGATACATGAGATTTTAACAACCTAGGACCGGTTGTAGTTGCGCAAGCAATGGGAGAACCCGAGTCGCTACCTCGGGTTTCTCTTTTTTCTCAATACTTATTAAGAAACGGATGTACAATGAGAAAATCACAACTACGCCAGATCATTAGAGAGGAAATTCAAAAAGAGATGTTTGGATTGGAAAAGCACGGGAGGGGTGACGAACAGCTACTACGCAAGTATGAAAAAGAAGCTGAACAAAAAAGCAAAGCCGGTCACGTAGTTCATGTTAACAAGACCAAAGCAGGATTTGAGTTATCCGACTTCTTTAGTGACAAGGAAACTGTATCAAGCTTTGAAAACGGACGTAAAAAAGAATAAAGATGAAACTATCTAAACTACTAGAAAAGCAGAAGCTAGAGGAGAAAAAGGAAGCAATTGCCACCTCTCCTCACACAAACATTACCCTTCACTACGACACCGACTTTAAGCAAGTAGGAGAGGAGGGCTCACCAGAAGCTAGCTTTACCGTAAGCATGTCGTCAACAGGAGGAAAGGAGTTCTACAGACGGTCAAGCGACAAAGATGAGGCTGAGAAGATCGCCGAAGGCGTCAAGCTTGAACTACGCAGAGCTCTTCGCAAGTTTGATAAGCGTGTACAATATATCCTTCAAAAGTACAAATTCAACGCAAGATGAGCAATCTATTTGTTACGAGTGGAAAGAAGCATGTTACTCATAAGGAGGGTGATGTATGGGAAGAAAGTGGAAAAACGTGGACCATAAAAAATGGTCTAAAGCGTACTCTTAATAAGATGGATCAAGTTAGAAAAGAGCAATATATTCCATTAGCTTGTCCTCGTTGTAATGGCTCTATGAAAGGGCCAACAAATGAGAAGATTTGGGCAATTAACAAAACCTGCTTGAACTGTTTAGTTGAACAGGAGCATGATATAATAAAGGCAGGTAAGTGGGAGGAGTATGAAAAAGCAAAGATTTTAGCAAACGCTAATGCCTTCTGTAAAGATATGGAAAGTGCACTACAAGAACACATTGACCAAAGCATAACCAACACTCACGTCACAGAGGATGGTATGATTGAAAAATGGCGTAACGCAGACAAAAAGCATCTCCAAAACATAGTTGACAACGAAGTGAAGCAGCTAAAAGATATAATCGAAGATTATAAAAATGATAAAGCTTAGAGATATTATTAACGAGGCGAAAGCAGAATGTCCACCGGCAACCCAGGACATAAAACTCAATCTTAAAAATAGGCAAAAGGCTATTAACGATTACGGGTACGGACCACTCAACCCCAACGAACCCAATGAAAAGTTCTGGGCAGATAAGGTAGAAGAGTGGAAACTTGACTCACCCGATGAAGCGAAGAAATCGTTATGTGGTAATTGTGCTGCATTTGACATTACTAGCAAAACACTAGATTGTATTGCAAAAGGAATAGGAGATGATCAAGGTAGCCAAGATCCGTTTCAGGTTATAGAGGCAGGTAAATTAGGCTACTGCAGGTTCTTAAAGTTTAAGTGTGCAGCAAAAAGAACCTGCGATGCTTGGGTAGTTGGAGGTCCTATTAAGTAATAGTACTATTTATTACCATGAACGAGCAATCAAAAGGACTTTGGCACAACATTCGAGCTAAAAGAGCTCGTGGTGAAAAGCCTGCTTCAAAAGGTTCAAAAGCATACAATGCCGCTGTCACAGCAGCAAAAAAGATCAATGCTGCAAATGAGCAAGTTGACTTATGCGAGGCTTGTGCTCTTGCGCTTATGGAAGACATTAAGGCTGGCAAAGTAGAGCTCAACGAAGCTGAATATCAAGGCCGTACAGTTAAGCTTGGTAAGCCTACAAGGGGCGACGTGAAAAAATTCAAAGTTTATGTGAAGAATCCAAAGGGCAACGTTGTAAAAGTGAACTTTGGAGATCCAAACATGAAGATCAAAAAAAGTAATCCTGCCAGACGTAGATCGTTTAGAGCTAGACACAATTGCGATAGTCCAGGACCTAGACACAAGGCTCGTTACTGGTCATGTAGAAAGTGGTAATATGAGCAGCTCCAAAGGCATACAAGAGTGGATACACTATATCCTAGAACCGAGATCGGAGTTGAGTGGAATGCCTATCTGTCCGTATGCAAAGTTAGCTACGAGAAGCAAAGCTTATAGCATAGACAATGCTACATTAGAAAGCATAAGTGAGCAAGTTAGGTGTGCCGATACGAATAAAAACTTAGTTTCAATTTTTGTCTTTGAGCAGTACCTCAATCACACTGAGGAAGAACTACTGCAAATAACAAAAGAGCTAAATGCGAAATATAACCCACAGGATTTAGTAATACTTGACAATGATCCAAGAGCACCACTAGTAGTAAATGGAGTCACCACAACCTATAGCGAATGCTACCTATGGTTAGTTCAATCGTTATCGGATCTCAACGACAAGAGCAAGGAGTTAAAAAAAACAACATACTACGATCACTGGACTCAACAGCAGTTAGATGAAGTAGTAACTTGGAGAACAAAATAATATACCATACAATTCTCAATTAAATGAATAAAAAACTAAAACTACACTGGCAACTCAAGGCTGGTGTAATCACAGAGGCTCAATATCAAAAAAAATTAACTCTACTAGAAGCTGAGATGTCCATCTCAGAACCAACCGGATTAGCTATTTTGGGAGCTCCAGCTGGAGGCAAGAGTTATACTATGGATAAAATAAAGGACATAGCAAAGGATGCACGAATCACCCGCACTCTAAGCTCAGGTATAACCTTAACTGTCGATAAGCTACGTGCTGAGTTTCAGAGCCAAAATCCGATTGATCAGCTTAAAGCTTTTGTTGCTGCATTCTATTTGATGAAAACAAAGGCAAAAGAGGACCCAAAAGAGTTTGGAAAATGGTTTGCTGACATCTCTAAACTATGGACAGAGAAGTTTGCTAAAGAGATGCCTGAATTGGAAATTAGCGTTGAAGGAGATCAACTCCTTTTCCAAGGAAAACCAGCAGATCAGAATTTTGCATTGCTTGATAAGATTGACGGAGAAAAGGTTATTGGAAAGTTAGATAAGTATAACGACTATAAGCGTGTGGTAAGATACTTTCAAGATATGAAACAAGGAGCGGCTATTGCTAAGAGACAAGACGTATCTTATGACGAAGCTGGTGATGAGCCTACAAAAATAGTAGGCAATATGAACAGACTCCATAATCAAGACTACGTAACCGACGTATTCCTCATACATCCAGAAAATGTTGCCTCTAACCTCATACAAAACTACTTTAGAGTGATCAAAGGATCTGACGGAGGACGCGACTCAAGCAGCTCAATTATACAAGCATACAATGATATAGAGAAATCTAAAGATGTCTATGCTAAAAATGCAGAAAAAGTAGTAAGTGTGTCCTCTAAAGAATTAGGGCAAGCAGCAGCAGCTTTGCAAAAAGCAACCACGCAAGATGACGATAAAATGGGAGATAAGCCTATTGATGTTTTTGTTCAAGTAGCTCCAATGACTCCGGAAGAAGCCTACAAAACATTTATTGACAAGCTCGACAAGGAACAGCAGCAAGTATTTACTGCAATGCTAAAATTTGCAGTAAAAGCATTGCCTGGTGTACCTGACGATGCAAAGGGATCAATAAACCAACTAACAAGTGGTTTATCGGATAATGAAGTGGTAAACGTACTAAAGAAAGCCGCTGCCAATCCAGAAAAATACAAACACCAGCATGGTGGTGTTGATGAAAAAATAGTAGCAAAAGCTGCTCAATTGTTTGGAGGTGGAGATAAGTCAGATGTAAAAGAATCAGTTAAGTTGATGGATAAATTGCTCAACGAACTATTAAAAAAGGGACAAGTGTAATGCCGTATAAAGTTAAAAAGCAAGGAGATAAGTACGTAGTGTACAAAAAAGACACTGGTAAGCGTGTTGGTGCTACTGCTGGAAATAAAGAAGCCTTGCGCAAGTACATGGCTGCTCTACATATTAACGCTAAAGAAAATTACAATACTAATAAGACTATGAAGTTAAAGAGTTTAATGTCCGAAGACGAAAAGCAAATTGCTAAAAACCTTGCACAAGCATTCAATGCAGGCACAGCTGCAACTAGACATTACTTAGACGGCCCAGAGGGATCTTCTGCGGAAGCACGAGCACTACTTCTCAAACCACAAGCATCTCAAGATGGAAGCGAAGAGGATGATAAAGTAACGGTAGCGGATGCATCAGGTCAAGCAATGGCGTTCAAGCCAACACAAAACTACATCGATCTAATGCAGTCAGTGTCATGGCCACTTGGCTCAGCAAAAAACCTAATCGACGCAATCAATAGTGGACCAACAGCTAAGGGAATTGTTACAAGCAAAGATTTAATTATTGACGGACACCACAGATGGTCGGGAGCAATTGGAATTGGTGCTGGTAAAGCAAAGATTGCCGGAAAAAGTGTGAATTGGCCAGGAGAGGGTACAGATCAGATCCTTGCAGCAGCACAACTTACAATTGCTGCAAAGCTAGGACCTGGTAAAAAAACACCATCAGCAGGCGGTGGAGCAGCTACTAATATCTTAGGAAAGGGTGCTGAGGATATTACAAAAATGATAATGGCTAACGTCAACAAGCAGACAGACAAGAACGCACCAGGAGCATTGTTAAATGATAAGATGATAAAGGATCTAGTAGGTGATGAGGCTTCGGGTGCAAAAGTCGTATACGATTGGTTGGGCATCGAGCCATTTCCAAGCGAAACTAAAAATAAAGGTTATAAGTTGAGATTGGCTATAGCAAAGAAGGTAGGAGAGAATTTATCTAAATTACCCCAAAATCCAAAAGCACCGGACAGACCGGACATGCCTCAATTTGATCCAACAAGAGGAGGACCAAAGTTAGACACTGTAACTGGCGACTTAGCAGCAGGTAAGTTTAACATAGCACCTCCTTTTGTAAAAGAGGCAGTGTTGCGTAAAGCTATTCGCAAATTTGTTTTGCAAGAAGTCAAGAGACTTAAAAAGAAGTCTAACCAAAAGTAAACTTAATGGACGGTGATAGTAGTAAAAAACAGATCAAAAAGGGAGTGGATTGCAACCATAAGTTTAATGGCTGCAATGTTTTTCAACCCATTTGGGTTCGACGTCTTATTCAAGAAGGTAATGGATTGGACAGGTTCTTATTGGACTACGGATATTATTTTCTATTGCCTTTCGGCAGTATGTTTTACATCGTACTATTTATTGAAAAGATCATCTAACAATGAAGCTAATTAACCTCATACCACTGAAGGAGGATTACGTCGATCCTGTCGAGGTAACAACAAATCCCGATATCATCGCAACTCCCTTCTTCCGTCAGTTTCACACTGCTCACGGCTACAAACCAATGTTTAAGTATCTTGGTACCAAGAGTGAAGAAATGATCTTTTCAGCTGATGTTAAGAACTTTGGTGAAATGGATTTGATTGTGAAAGACGCACAAATCATTGCTAAAATAACTGAAAAAGAAGCCCTTTTTGGAATGGTATACACTCTTACCGGTCTTGAGAAGTTTGACGCAACAATCTGCAAAATGAAGATGAAGGACGGTAAGATTGAGAGTATTGTGTTTGACAACAAGGATAAAAAGAACTTCGGTGCCGCTGCGACCAAATTTATGGACTTAGTTGAAAAAGCTAAGTGATATGAAAAATTTCGAAACACTAATATCAACGCTACTGCACTCAAAGACGCAGGCCCACGTGTTCCATCTTCAAACAAAGTCATACGCTGAACACATGGCATTGGCGGGTTATTATGGCGGAATTGATGACTTGGTTGATGGACTTGTTGAGTCATATCAAGGTAAGTATGGAATCATTAAGAACTATGAAAGTTTCAAAGTTAGTTCTTACAAAGACAACTCACAATTACAAGCCTATTTCAAAACACTTGACAAAGAGGTAACCAAATTAAGAGCGGACACAGATAAAGATACGTACCTTGCAAATCAGGTAGACACTGTTGTTGAGTTAATACAATCAACACTCTACAAGTTAGCTTTCTTAAAATGAAAAAAACAATTCAACTAGAGACTCTTCGTTCCTTAATTAGGAAAGAGATAGCAACAGCCATCAATCCTCAACAAGGACAGGAGATTGAACCTGATCAACCTGGAATTGATCCAAGACTCGCTGAACTAACTTCTAACTATATTAGAAAGCTGAGAATGACATCTGAGCAATTTGAGCCAGAAGATATTATTGAAATGGTAGCACTAATTGTTTCTGCATTTGGTGAAACATCAGAACAGAGATTGGAAATTTTAAAAGGAGTAAAATATAAAACCGTACGATAATGAAAATGTCTGAGATGCTACGCAAGCTGCGTGAAGAAACCGAGTATCAAGCTTTTTTTAAAAAAGCAATGCAAAAGTTTAAAATCAACTCACCAGCAGATCTAAAAGACCCAGCTAAGAAGAAGGAGTTCTTTGACTATCTCGATAATAACTACAACGCTAAGGTTGAAGGCATAGGGGGGATCTCCTCACGCGCCACAGACGGCAGAGGTGTGTATCCTGTACACCCCTCATCTAATCCCGATCTCAAGCAAGCAGCAGCAGCCTTGAACAACTACATTAGAAACACTAGAGCAGCCCAACCTGATATACTTGTTAATCTTGTTCTTGACCTAGTTGAAGCCGAGATTGAACAAGAAATGAAAGACAGAAGTGAAGAGTTGGGTATAGAACTGTAAAATGGGAAATAAAGGTTCCAATATTGTTACGTTAATCATGGTGTGTGTCATTGTCGCAATGGGTTTCTACATTACACAACACCCAAACAACAATGACTACAATAGTTTTGAGCGTAAGATAGATAGTCTTGATATTACGATTTCTAGACTCGAGACAGAGCACATAGCGAAAGATAGCTTGCTTAATACTTATAAGCAAGAGCTTGACTCTATTAACATAGAAAAGCGAGCAGTAGAAAAGGAAATCAATGATATAAGAATATTCTATGGTAAAGCAATTAGGGATATTAGTAAGCTTTCTACTGCTCAACTTGACAGCTTTTTCACAGCCAGGTACAGTCACACTAGACTTTAGTACCGCTAAACAAGTAGCTGTTGATCTGGTTAAAGGAGACTCAACATCAGCCGAACTTAAGGCAACGTTAAAGCTAGTAAATACCATACAAGCTCAGCTTACAGTACGTGAACGTGAGGTAATCACACTCAGAGAAAAAAGCATGCTCTATGTTGAACAGATTGGAGCATATAAGCAAAAAGAAATACAATTTGCTCTATATAATGAGCAGTTGAAGGGAGAAAACTTAAAATTAAAAGACCATGTTAAGTTGCTTGGTGTGGCAGTAGGAGTCACGTCAGTAGTAGCTATAGTTGGTATTATGTTACGATGAGTGGTGAAAAAAGTCTCAAAGAGATAATAAGAGAGGAGTACATCAAATGTGCTACCTCAGCAACGTACTTTATGAAGAAGTACTGCATGATTCAGCACCCAACAAAGGGTAAAATTCCATTCCACCTCTTTCCTTTCCAAGAAGATGCTCTACAAGCCTTTAAGGAAAACGACCGTCTTGTCATCCTGAAATCAAGACAGTTGGGGATATCTACACTAACAGCTGGATATGCTTTGTGGCTAATTCTATTCCACAATGATAAAAACTGCTTAGTTGTTGCTATCGATCAAAACACCTCTAAGAACCTAGTTACAAAGGTGAGAGTGATGTTTGATAATTTACCTAGTTGGCTAAGACTACCAGCTACTGAAAGCAATAAACTATCGATCAGACTATCAAATGGCTCCCAAATTAAAGCAGTAGCAAGTACTGGAACATCAGGTCGTTCAGAAGCTTTGTCACTTGCTATCATAGACGAAGCAGCGTTTTTGGATGGAGCAGAGGAATTGTGGGCTTCTCTACAACAAACTCTTTCAACTGGTGGTCAAGGTATTTTACTTTCCACTCCTAATGGAACTGGTAACTTCTTTCACAAGATTTGGACAAAAGCAGAAGCTGGAGAAAATAAGTTTGCTACCCTCAAACTTCCCTGGACAGTTCACCCCGAACGCGATCAAACGTGGAGAGATAGGCAGGATGATGAATTAGGATTAAGACTTGCAGCACAGGAATGTGACTGCGATTTTTCTACATCTGGTAATACAGTCGTATCTCCCGAACTCATAACATTTTATGTTCAAACACATCAGCAAGACCCAGTACAAAAAGGAGGTTTTGATGGAAACTTGTGGACATGGGAGTATCCCGACTACACCAAAAACTACATAGTTGCTGCTGACGTTGCAAGAGGGGATAGCTCTGACTACTCCGCATTCCATGTTATGGAGGTTGAGAGTGCAAAGCAAGTTGCTTCATATAAAGGCCAGTTAACAACTAAGGATTTTGGCAATCTACTAGTCAGTGTCGCGACCCAGTATTCTGACGCTCTACTATCGATTGAAAACGCAAACGTAGGTTGGGCAACTATTCAACAAGTTCTAGATAGGGGATATAAAAATATCTACTACACACTCAAAGATGACGCATTAGACTCTGATCGCTATCTGTTTAGAGCACACGACATACAACATAGAGGAAACATGGTAGCTGGCTTTACAATGTCGCATAAGGTGAGGCCTCTTATTATTTCTAAACTAGAGCTGTATATGCGCGAAAATAGTTGTATAATACGTGACAAGCGACTACTTGACGAATTATATGTGTTCATCTACAAGAATGGTAAACCCGAAGCTGCTCAAGGCTATAATGACGATATGGTAATGAGCTTTGCACAAGGTTTGTGGATTAGAGATACAGCACTCAAACTACGTCAAGCTGGCATAGAAATCAACAGAGCTGCTGTAAATGCAATGAAGTCGACAGCAGGTGTATATAAAGCTTCATATGACCAAACACAATGGTTAATGAAGACAAATCAAGGTACACAAGAGGATCTTAATTGGTTACTATGATATTTATAAAAAATAAAGCTTAATGGCTGAAAATTCTGATTTGTTTGGAAGGTTAAAAAGGTTGTTTAACACAGACGTTATTATTCGTAACGTAGGTGGTAACCAGCTTAAGGTTATAGACACAGCCAAACTCCAGTCTGATGGTAACATCAAGACTAACCGAAGAGTAGACCGTTTCTCCCGGCTTTTCTCGTCTATGCCCGGTTATTCCTATCACGCTGGGCAGTTACAACTTTACACGCGTCTTGAGCTTTTTAGAGACTATGAGGCAATGGACACAGATAGCATCCTCGCTTCTGCACTAGATATATATGCAGATGAGTGTACAGCTAAGAACGAGTTTGGTGATGTGATTTCCATATCTACTACCAATGAAAGGGTGCATAAAGTTCTTCACAACCTTTTTTACGAGGTGCTTAACATTGAATTTAATTTATGGCCCTGGATCAGGAACACGCTAAAATATGGTGATTTCTTCCTCAAACTTAACGTTGCTGAGAAGTATGGTGTGATAGGTGTCGAGCCTATCTCACCTTATGAAATGATCAGAGAAGAAAACTTTGACCCAGAGAACCCACAAAAGGTTAGGTTCAAACGGGACTACACAGCACTCTCAACAAAGTATTCTACAGGGGCAAATGAGAGGGACATAGATGAGTATGATAGCTATGAGATAGCGCACTTTCGTCTATTGACGGATACCAACTTTCTTCCTTATGGGCGATCAATGATTGAACCCGCCAGAAAGGTGTGGAAGCAGCTGACCCTCATGGAAGATGCTATGTTGATTCATCGAATCATGCGAGCACCTGATAAAAGAGTGTTTAAGATTGATATTGGCAATATTCCTCCAAATGAGGTAGACGCCTACATGGAGGCAATGGTCAGTAAGATGAAAAAGGTTCCTTACATTGACCAGCAAACAGGCGACTATAACCTAAAATACAATATGCAAAATATTCTGGAAGACTTCTATCTTCCAGTTCGTGGATCTGAAAGTGGTACCACTATCGACAATATTTCAGGTCTAAACTACGATAGCATTCAAGATATTGAGTACCTCAGAAATAGAATGTTGGCATCTCTGAAGATTCCAAAAGCATATCTTGGGTATGAAGAAGATACATCAGGCAAATCTACTCTTGCTTCTCAAGATTTCCGCTTTGCACGCACAGTTGAGCGTATTCAGAGAATAATTGCATCTGAGCTTTATAAGATAGCAATCGTGCACCTCTACGCACAGGAGTTTAAAGATGAGGAGCTAGTTGATTTTTCCCTCACCCTCACCGCACCATCTACTGTTTATGAAAAGGAAAAGGTTGAGCTGTGGTCATCTAAAGTTACCCTTGCTGGTGACATGATTGAGAAGCAACTATTCCCAAGAACGTGGATATACGAAAACGTGTTTAACATGCATGAGGAGGAGTATATGCAGGCTATCGACGGTGTGATTAAGGATGCTAAGATGCTATTCAGATTAGAACAGATCAAGGGTGAAGGCAACGATCCAATCAAAACTGGTCAATCATTTGGCACAAAGCACGATCTTGCTCTTCTCTACAAAGGAAGTGGTGGAGTGCCAAAAGGTTACGATGAAAGAGAGCAAGCACCTGAAGGAGGATGGGAAGGAGCGGGTAGACCAGAAGAACCTGGTACCTATGGAACTCACGAACATCCACTTGGCTGGGACCCTCTTGGTAATAAAGCAATTCGTAAAGTATACGAAGGTAATAAGAAAGTATCAGGCTACAAGTTTATGTTGAAAGATATGGATGAGAAAAAGAAAAAAGCACTTCTTGAAACCTTTGATGCCAATAAGGTACCAACAAAACCTAATTTGTTGGATGAAAGTAACTTGTTGCAAGAAGAATGATAGTAGCCAACATATTTATTACTAGATGAAAAAATCAACTCACTCAAAGTTTAAAAACACAGCAATTTTGTTTGAATTGCTGACGCGTCAAATAGCCGCCGATACAATGAGAGGAGTTGACAACTCCCCAGCATTAAGGCTTATTAAGGAGTGTTTCAAAGCAAATTCAGCACTTGCTAGAGAGCTAACTCTTTATCAAACCTTAATAAATGAGA